GAACATGCTATAACTAAGATGGAAGAAAGAGCAGATTGTTTCTATATAATGGACGGATTCCATTGGGCAGATACTATTTCGCAAGCAACTAGTGCTCTTGGATCACTAGATACCAATTATGCAGCTACGTATTATCCCTGGGTACAAGTAAATTATGCCATAGACGGCGGTAATGTGGAGCCAGTTTGGGTACCACCTTCAGTTGCTTTAGCTGGTGTATTTGCTTTTAATGACAGGATAGGTCAAGAATGGTTTGCACCTGCAGGATTAAATAGAGGTGGATTGACTATAACCTCTAAAGCTAAATTTAAGTTAAATCATGCAGAGAGGGATAAACTTTATGAAGAAAGAATTAATCCAATTGCAACATTCCCAGGTCAAGGACCGACAGTGTTTGGACAAAAAACATTACAAACCAAACCATCAGCACTTGATAGGATTAATGTTCGTAGATTGTTAATTAATCTGAAGAAGTTTATTGCTTCAACATCTAAATTCTTGGTGTTTGAACAGAATACAACCGCAACAAGAAATCGTTTCTTGAATACGGTTAATCCATATCTTGAAAATGTACAATCCAATAGTGGTTTGAATGCTTTTAGAGTAGTGATGGATGATTCTAACAACACACCAGATGAAATAGATAGAAATAGGTTAGTTGGACAGATATTTGTTCAACCTACAAGAACTGCTGAGTTCATTGTATTGGACTTTGTTGTTCAACCTACTGGAGCAACCTTTCCAGAATAATAAAATATCTTTATAAGATAACTAAAAGCCCCAGTTTTTACTGGGGTTTTTTGTTTTTATAATAACTTCAAAAAAACTTCAAAAGGATATTATTAATATAAGCGCAATTTTTCATTACCGTTATATTTATTACTGAAAAGAAATCTTATTTAGGAGAAGAAAAGATGCCTGAGTTAATTGACGCAACTGAAATAATGTTTACCCCATTTGAACCGAAAACGAAAAATCGGTATGTCATGTATATAGAAGGTATTCCTGCATACTTGATTAAAACAGCTAGTAGGCCTCAAATAACATTTGAAGAAATAGTATTAGATCATATTAATGTAAAGAGATATATTAAGGGTAAAGGTGAGTGGCAACCCTTATCAGTTACTTTATATGATCCAGTAGTTCCTTCAGCAGCACAAGCATGTATGGAATGGGTGAGATTATCCCACGAATCAGTAACAGGTCGTGATGGATATTCAGATTTTTATAAAAAAGATGTATCTTTTAATTTATTAGGACCAGTTGGTGATGTAGTAGAAGAATGGACATTAAAAGGAGCATGGGTACAAGATGCAAACTTTAATGATTTGGATTTTGCAAATGGATCGGATCCAGTAGATATTGAGTTATCACTTAGATACGATTACGCAATATTACAATTCTAATTAATTAAAAATTAATAATAACGGAGAATAAAAATGAGTGAATGGATAGCAGCAAATTGGGAATATGTTTTAGTTGGTATTTACGCAATTGAAAAAATAGTAAAACTTACCCCAACAAAATATGACGATATTCTTTTCGATATGATTCTTAAACCAATTAAAGAGAAATTCGCACCAAAAAAATAATTTAATTTGAAAAATTTTAGTTATATTTACAATCAGTTATAAATCTTATTAAGGAGAATAACATGCCCGAAACTACGTTTCCGACGGAAGTTATCGATCTACCGTCGAAAGGATATTTTTATCCTGAAAAAAGTCCATTATCAAGTGGACAGGTCGAATTAAAATATATGACAGCTAAAGATGAAGATGTTTTGACATCACAAAATCTTATTGCTAAAGGTATTGTTTTAGATGTACTTTTAGATAGTTTGATAGTTGATAAAAAAGTCAAAGTATCAGATTTATTGATTGGTGATAAAAATGCTTTATTGATAGCTGCAAGAGTGTTAGCTTATGGTAAAGAATATGAGTTTGAGGTTATGTCTCCCGTTACAGGGGAACCTACAACACATACTTTGGATTTAACTTCATTGAAGGATGTTTCAGTAGATTTTAGTAAGAGAACTAAAGGACAAAATGTATTTGAATTTACTTTACCTACTACTGATAGAGTTATTAAGTATAAACTTTTAACTAGTGGTGATGTTGATGCTATTGAAAGACACGCTAAATCATTAAGTAAAGTTAGTGATATAGATAGAACTCTTACTACTAGATTAAAACACATGATAGTTGAAGTTGATGGTAATTCTGAACAATCAGTTGTTAATAATTTTGTAGATAATGAATTTTTTGCAGTAGATAGTAGATCATTTAGAGAATATATTTCAAACAACACCCCCGATATTGATTTAGACATATCAATTGAAGTGGATGGTGAGCAAGTGGAGATAACCGTCCCGATGACGGTTCGATTTTTTTGGCCTTCCTCCTGAGTATAAAGCTCAGATTCACGAACAGATATTTCAACTAACATTTAATTCTAGAGGATCAATACCTTTTGAACAAGCCTATAATATGCCAGTTTATCTAAGAAGATGGTATATTCAAAGATTAGACAAGGCTTATAAGGAAGAAAAAGAAGCTATTGAAAAATCTCAAAGAAAATCTATCAATCCAAACTTTCCTAAAATTAAAAAATGATTATCTGTATATTTATATATGAATCCCTCAATTTAAGTTTTTAGGAGTCAATCTTGGCTAAATATATAGTAAAAGAAAATAAAATAATTACAGAATTTCTCGGTAGTCTTTTTAAAGCAATCGCAAAAAAGAAATCTACAAAAGTTTTGAAAGCTCTATCAAGAGATCCAGTTATGAAAAGACATATAAAGGCTGCTGATAAAATAGGTAAAGATATTATACAGCATATAGAAAAGAAGAAAAAAGATGATCCTGAATGGGCTGATAGATATGATGCCGTATCAGATTATTTTGATTCTTTAGACTAATTAGGAAATGATTTATATATAGTGTATTCTACACTATTCAATTAAAAGAAGATAAAACTTATGGCAGATCCAAAATTAACAAAACAACAAAAAGATGACCTTAAAGAGTTTAATGAGTTGTTAAAACAACAACCTAAACTTTTTAGGTCTATACTAGGTATTTCTGAAACCATCAAAAAATCTGTTACTGATACTTCAGATGCTAGTGAAAAAATTGTTAAAAGTAATAAAGCTTATTTAGATATAGCAAAACAGGTTTTAATAAATACAAAAAATATTCATAAAGAAACTTATGATGTGGTAGACCTTAATGATCAAATTCTAGAAGCTCAAAAATCTGGAGATAAAGTTTTAGGAGACCAATTAAAACAATTAAATAAGTTACAGCAAGGGCAGAAAAGATATAATAATGTTGTAAATGCGGGAGCTAATTCTATAGATAAAATGATGAATGGAATAGAGAGTACATTTCGTCAAATTCCGTTCATTGGAGATTTTCTAGCAGATGCAATAAATTTTGGTGATATGAGCAAAAATATGCAAGGTTCATTTAGAGAAGGAGCTAAAGCTTCAGGTGGGTTCTTGAAAGAGGGGTTATACCAAGGCACAGTTGAAGGTACTACTTCAGGATTGGTAGAAAGTGCTGATCTTGGAAAATCCCTAGGTAAAAAAATGAACAAGTGGTTTAGGGCGCCAGTTGGTGGAAGTGTACGTAAGACGGGTAAGGAGTTGGTGGTAGTAGATAAAAAAGCAAAAGGTGTTGCAGGGAAGTTTAATGTGATGAAGTTAGGAGCAATAGGACTTGCTGCGGGAGTAGCTGCAATGGCAGCTAAAATGACTAAGTTTGCATTTGAAACTGGGCTTTCTCTAGAACGGAGTATAAAATTAGGTCCATCATTATTTATTAATTCAGGTTATGTTAAATCGATGGCGGAAGAGTTTGGAACCGTCAATGATGTAAATACCAACATAGCTTGGCAACTTAAAAAACAATCATTCTTTTATGGTATTCAAGCAGAACAAGCAGTAAAAATATTAAGAATACAAAGTGCTTTATCGGATAGTAGCCATGAACAATTAATTAATGTACAGAACACAGTTGCTAAATTTGCAAGAGCTAAAGGAGTATTACCATCAAAAGTATTTGAAGATATAGCTGGATCTACAGAATTGATGGCAAAATATGCTGACGGTACTGCTGAAGGATTTATGAAAGCAGCTGTACATATAAGAACTATGGGTATAGGATTGGAAGTAGCTGACCAGATAGCTTCTCATTTATTAGATATAGAAGGCTCTATTGGGGCACAATTTATGGCTAATTCAGTACTTCAGAAAAATATGAATTTAGATAGAGCTAGACAATTGATGATGAATAATGATCTAGTAGGAATGATGAAAGAAGTTAAGAATCAATTAGGTGGGGAGTTAGAATTTCAAAGATTAAATTTGGTAGAAAGAAAATTACTTAGTAATGCTATAGGAACTGATATTTCAAATGTAGCCAAGATGATTTCAGCACAGGAAGCCTCAAATGAAGTTACGAAAAAAGCTCAAGGAAATTATAAACTATTGGGTGGTATAATTGGTGGAGTAGTAGGACTATTAGTCGCGGCTGTTCCAGCTATAAGAACTGCAATGTCAGGTGGTCTTTCTTTTGCAATAGATGCGATGTCTGTAGCAAGAGGTCTGGCTGTAGTAGGAATAGGAGCAGCTGGTGGAGCAGCACTTGGATCAACCTTCGCTAAACAACAAGATTTTGTTTCTAGACCAGGTATGGCTCCAATTCCATTTAGTGAGGATGACACACTCATAGGAATAAAAAAGGCAGCGGGATTAGGTAGTTCTGATACTATGATAGCTAATGCTTTTATGGAAAATACAAGAGCATTGAATAAATTAGAACAAACAGTTAGTAAAGGACAAGCACACGCATCTCAACAAACAGAAAGATTTATTGCAGAAACTACAAGGGGTCAAAATAAACTTTATAGAGGATTTATAGAGGGTTAACGATGGCATTATCAGACTTAAACAGACCAAAATTAAAAAAATATTCACCTAAAGGAGTAACCCAAAAAGGTAGAATTGAAACTGACCTAGGATTAAAGGACTTCTCGTATAGCGATAATACCCATTTAAATTCAAACATAACATTAGTTAAAGTTCCAAAACTCCACAAACCGTCTACAGTTAATTATTTTACAGATCATGATGCTATGGGATTTACTAAAAATATGCAAATTGGTGAAAGTAAATTTATAGGAATTTCTGAAGATTGGAAAAACTATGTATATCCAGATACTTTAGGTCAAGTTCTTGGAATAAAGTCATCTTTTAATATTCATGGTCCTAGAGTTAATTGGTTTCCTAAACCACCACTTGATTCAGCAGCGGTTGAAATACATGCCGAGGGTTTTACTAAATTTTTTAATAGTAAATTAACATCTCAATTTTTAACTCCCATAACAGATACGGAGTCAGGCAAAACATCTCTGAATAAGGTAGGTGATGGAACATTACCATATACATATCCAGTAGTAAGTGGAAATCACCAGGGAACTTTTAGACTTGGAGATACTAGATCTGTTACAGGTTTAGGTAATGTAGATTCTTTTCCAAATGAAGGTGTTGATTATTTTAGTGGAAATCAGAGAGTTGGGGCAGATGGTATTCATACCTTACCGTTAGGATTTTGGAAGAATATTGGTAAAGATATAACA